CTCCAGGAAAGATACCCCGAAGATAGTTGATTACTTCTTGAACTGTATCCGATAGTTTACCCTCAAGATTCTTTGCGTCATCATTAAAGATTGCTTTACCTCCACCAATTTTTTTGTGTGTTTCGCGGAGACGATCACTGGAACTCATAGGTCTGATGTAGATGAGGTTATTATACACAAAAAAACCCCCTTAAGCAAGAGGGTGGACGGTTCGCCAACTGATTATGTAAAGTTTGTAATTGAGTGATAGACCTTAGTTACATCCATGTGACCATGAAAGTAACCAGCAACGATGATGCAGAGAGTGAAGAATATCACTCCTAAAAACATAAGAATCGGAACCCAACTTCCTCTCTCCTCAGTCATCTTTTGCATCCTCTGCAAGTTTTCTCACCAAGTACTCTGCCCATTCTTCCATCTTATCAGGATGAATAGCACCTATTCCTGCATCTTTCACAGCGTTCTCCATAGATTTTATTTCTTCTTTTTTGAGAGATTTTTCTTCTCGTTTGAAACTCATAGGAGCACCCACAAACTATAGTATATTATAAGGGAACTCTAACAAATATGTTGATATCTTTATATTTGTTTTATGATTCATTCATCATCTGTAAATAACCCAAAACTACCACTATCTCCAGGTTGACGATTCTCCAACTTATCAAGGAGAGAATCCATTGACTGAAGATTATCAATTTTGTTGATAAGATCTGCGATAACTCCACACACTACTGGACGTTCTTGACGTGCAGCATACGCTAACGCATTGCGGAGGTTTGCTTCTGCTTCTTTAAGCGAAGCTTCTACTGATTGTGAGAGCGCCATGTTAATTAAGATCTGTGAAACGTTTGTAAGGTTTTTGTTTGTTTGATTGTAACTCATCTCTACCATTATCGCAAGTTCTATACGCCCACATACCACCATCACCTTCTGGTTGATATAACTCTTCCACTTCTCCATCATATAAATCTGCATACTCAATCCATCCAGTAGCAACATATTTTGTGCAATTATAGACTGGGTTGCCTCTATGTGTGTGAGTAAACTGTGCTGGCCAGATTAACAAAGTCCCCTTTTTTGGTTGTACTCTGAGACCTTGCCAGAGAAATTCAGTCTCACCTTCACCTTTAGGTACGTCATTCAAATAAATCATCCAAACTAAAGAACGGGATACATGTTGTATTGAATCAACTTCACAATGCCAGATATGATATCCACCCTGCGGTTCAGTTTTTTGTACTTTTATAAATGGTGCAGTATACTCTATATGTTTACAGTCATAATAAGAAAAATATTTTTTCTTATACAATTCAAGATAATCAAAAACAAATTTCTGGACTTTCTCTGTATATTCTTGAGAATAATCTTCTAATTGCAGTGCTTCATCTCTTCTGTATGATGCTCCACCATACTTTTCTTCAGATTTCCATTTTTCCTCTGCATCAGCATTTTTATGCAAGTTTATCAAATCTCTGCAAAATTCTATAGGAACAGCATTTTCATAAATGCCTATAAAATCTTTGTATGTTTCTTTCATACTAACCAAGTGATAATTGCATATCTATTACCTTTAATTACAGGCATAACTTCATGAGGAAACATGAAACTAGAGGGGAACATGATGGCGCTACCTTTCTTTGGTTTGATTACTTTATTTCTATCAAAGAAAGCAAATTCACCACCCTCGTAGTCATCATTCAAACAAATACTGCATGATACAACTCTAGGATTTTCTTTGAAATGATCGGTATGCTGAACATAAAATTGCCCCTCTCTATATCTCAATAGTTCATATCCTGTGTCTTGAGCGATAGCAAGACCGTCTTTACCAGCACAGTCTGATTCATACTTGTTAAGTAAAGTCGCAACACAATTAAAGAGTGACTTATCTAACATTGTTCTAATGTTAGGACTTTGCTCCAAAATACCTCTATGAGAAATTCCAATAACATCACAGTTTCTAGCAGTATCATCTGCACCACCACCAGTCATTGCCTGACTCCATAAATCTGTCGTAACATATTCATTTAGAATATCATCACATACTTTGTCTGGTAAAGCATTTTCATAAACACGAACAAAATGATCTAATGTATGAACACTTGATGATTGTTCTTTAGGTTTTTCTCGTTCATTAAACCTAACAAAGACAGAATCTTTATGAGAAGTAGATACTTCTTCATGCAATTTTGTCTCGGTTTGTTCTTTTTCTTTAATCAGTCTATTTAATAGACCAGATTTCTTTTGTTGTAAGTTTTGTTTCTTTTGTTCTAGAATATCTAAAATGTCTGTTTTCATTTCTTCCTCCTCATCATCGTCATCGTCATCGTCATTTTTATTAAAATCCCAATCTATAGATGAGAAATCATTATTACTTAATAGCATACCATTGAGATAAGGATTAGTCAATGTCCTTTCCCCAGTTCTAGACTCATTTCGTAACGCATTTAATATTTCAGGTTCATTGACCTGACTTTTTTCTTTATCAAAGTAAACCCCAGCAGCAGGACCGTTAGATCTAACATAGTGCATAAAAATCTGAGCATACCATGTACCATAAAACTCATCTCTCCAATGCGGAGCAATACAACCAAGATAAAGTAAAGCGTCTCCTGGTTGCATCTCAACACATACGTTTCTACCTTCTTTATTCTTTATCCAAATAGGCCACGGTTTATCACCATCTAAGTGAAG